ATAACACGTTGACTCATAGAGAAAATATTTGGATCTGAAACTGGTAGTACATCTACGCGTTCATCAAAATCTATTTGTTTAATCATGCCGTCACCAGCAGAAGTCATGTAAGGATATTCTGGTGGTAAGTAATCAGCGAATACTTTGGCTAATAAAATAAATTCAAATCTTTGTGAAGAGTGCAATCTTTTATGAATTGCTGACATGACTTTGGTACCACGCTCTAGTAGAGCTACGGTAGTACCAACTGGCATGTTTTGATTAGCATCGCCGATTTGCATTTCAGCTAATGCTGCAAATTTTCTGCCACTATCTACTAAGGTACCGAGTAGATTAAGCAAAGTGCCAGATGGCTCTTTAAATGGCAGTGGGACAAAAGCGTCTCTTAAACTCCCGCCTGGGGCATCCATATCTCTGAACTCGCCCGGCTGTAAAGGTTGGTCATCGTTTCTGATACGAATACCTCTAGCCTTAAATCCAGCTGGTAAGTTAGATAATGTGCCCGCGTCTATCAACTGTCGCAAGATAGATGTTGACGCTTTTGATAACCCACCAATCATGTGAGTTAACCCAAATCCATAGAAACCTAAACCAGGTAAAAATTTATAGTGCACAAAATAATTTATGCGTTTTTTTAATGGGTCGTTTTGTCTGTAGTTTCTTCTAATTGATAATACTTCGCTATTGGTAGTTGAAAGCGTAACTACATAAGGTAATTTAATTCCAGTAGGTTCGCCTTCAGCATCTAAATCTTCATAACCAGAAATATCTAGATCAGTATGTATTTCATAAAGTTCACATCGATCGCTTTCACCATAGCTTGGTTCCATGCCTTGTAATTCATCTATCTCTTCTTGGATTTCATCGGTATCGGTATCAACAACCATTGATTCAGATATATTTACATCGCGATAAAATCCTGCTTGTTGTAATTTTTTAATATCGTTCATAGACATATCAACGATATGGGTAATTCTGCTAGCACTGTAAATATCAGTTGTAGCATAAGGCACAACTAAATCTTCTGCTGGAATAAATCTAGATACAGCACGACCTAAGTTTTGATCATAATAAACTTTTCTAAATGCCGAACCAGATAATGGTAAATAAAACAACATTTGATCTGTTTCGGTATCGTATTCCTCCATGACATTCATCAACTGATAGTTCATGAACTCACGAACACGATCAGCTTGCGCTTCACTGTCTGGATTTTTAGCACCAACTACTTGAGTTCTTACTGGTCCATTCGATGGCAATATTTCTTTGTAAGCTTGCGCTTGAAACTGAGTTACCGATTCTGCTAATAGTGGGTGCATAACGCCAGAGGCACCCTCGAAAGGTTGTGACCTTTCTTCGTAATTCATTCCCAAAGTTTCTAAACCTTCCTTGTAAGTATCTTCCCAACCTTGTCGCGAGGATTTGTCGGCTTCTACGGCGTCAACTAAATCACTGTAAATAACATCGAGCTCATCTTGCTCTAAGTATTCAGCTAAGTTGTCATTGAATTGTTCTGATAAATCTGGCGTTAACACCGAACCAAAGGTTAGGGTTCCATCTTCTCCGCGCTCGAAGACAGATAAATCTATCTCGATGTCTTCTGGTACTTCGACGTTAATTGTTTTATCTTGATTCTCTACATCTAAATCTATTAGATCCTCTGAACCTATTGCTTTGTCTATATCTGCCATTAATGTAATACTCTTTCGTCTTTATCAAATATTTCGTACAAGTCATCGTAAAGAGAAATTATATCTTGTAATTCCCCAACTACAGTAACTCCCATCTGTTCCGCTATATTTTCTGCTATTTCCGAGCTACTAGCAAATATATTAGGTCCTTCATAAATTGTGTTCTCACCCTGCACTCTAAACTCAGTCAAATATATTTTTACTTTCGAGTTTTTTTGAGTCATCTACGTGCTCCTTGTCTAAGACTTTTTTAATTTTATCTTCAGCAGAGTTTAACAATTTTTTAGCATGGTTGCTAAGTTTTACTCCGTAGGCAAATGCTTCGATAGATTCATCAAGACTGAGATCATCTTTTTCTAGATAAGTTGTGATATTGGTAATCTTCTCCATAGTCTCTTCGTAAGAGAGATCCTCAATCTTCTTTGACATAAAAAATTATTTTTTGTTTTCTTTATCCTTTTTGGATTGGACTGCAGCCGCTGTGGCAGCTCCGCCAATAACTGCACCCGCTCTATTTCTTTTTTTTCTTTGTTGAGTTTTTTCGTAATTTTTAATTACACCAGAATAATCTTGTTTGCTGTAAACTTCTTTTTCGTTTTTTATTTTTGGTTTGTATTTGTTTATTAAAGTTTTAGCTATACCACCAAGTTTAAAATTTTCTATCTTACTTTCTCTAAAACCTTTTCTTTTACTGTCATAAGATTTTTCTTTTGGTTTAGTTACCCTCCCTCCTCTTCTTAATTCCTCAACCTTACTTCTTCTAAAACTTTTTCTTTTGCTGTCATAAAGTTCTTCGGCAGATTTTGCTTTTACTTTTCTTTTAACTCCAGCTAGCCCTTCTCCAATTCTTGGTTTTTTCCTTTTTAATTTAAATCTATCTTTTGGAAGAAGTGGTCTATTTTCTAAAAAACGATTTCTCTCGCCCGGTCTTTGGTTTAGTCTTTTTTTCACTGGCATTATTTCTGCCTCAAACCGTTTCTTTTACTTTTAACGTATTGATTTAAAGTCATGTTCTTTTTAGCTAAATCATCTTTGGTAACAGCAACGTATTTTTTATTATTGAAAGTAAATTCTTTACCCATACGTCCATCTTTACCAAATCTAGCATTATAAAAAGCTTTACCAAAACCAGTTCTTTCTGAAGCTTTTGAATCTTTGACTTCTTTGTTAGTTGTTTGATTAGCTTTCTTTTTGCCTCTGCTCAAAAGAATTGGAGTACTTGTCGCTATGGCGCCAACACCAACTAAGCCAGCAGTTCTTGATCTTTGTCTGCCTTTGGCTAAAGCTTGATTCTTTTTTCTAGTAGCCGCTGCCTTCTGGCCTCTGGTCGGTTGATTTTTTTTAGCAGCCTTGGTTGTTTTCTTAACAACTTTACTTATTCTAGCCATAATCTTTACTCCTCTAGTAATAAACTCTATTCGTGAAGTCATTATCTTCCATAACTTCATCGGAATCAAGCGAGATGAAATTACCTTGACGAAATCTCATCAAGGCTTGAGTCATGGAATCCACTAAGTCATCGTGTTCACTAAACGGAAACGAAGCACATTCTTCGATAAGTTCTTCGGCAAAGCCCATGTCTGGCGCCCAAACCATACCCGCTTCAAACATCGGTGCGACCGAGTGCATTCTAGTAACTTTATCGTTGCCTCGCGATGGTCGGAAGTTAATTACAGGTATGCCCATCATTCTGAGCTCTTGAGTCAAAGGAGTCCCGCTCGATTGTGCCTCAATCAAGACCATGTCGGGACTCCAGATTTGGTATTCGTCGTAGGCGATTCCCTTGAGTTCTGGAAAATCCCAACGACCTTTTTTAGAATCCAAAAGAATTATTGAATCCGGGGCGTCATCACTCGGACGAAACACGCCCCAAGTAGTAATTGCTGAATAGTCAGCTGATTCTTTTTTTGAGAAAGCAGTATCGTAAGACTGAATAATATAATCGACTGGTGGTGGTTCTTCATCTTCCCAGATATTCCACCACTCGCGTCTAACAATTGCACCTTCTTCACTAGTTGGATTCTGCATGTATTGAGCATTCCACTTGGCTACTGGAATAGAAGCTTTGACAGCTTCTAATTCTTCGATCTTCCAATATTCAGGCCAAAGTGGTTTGCCAGAATCCAGAATCGCTGGCAACTCTAGTACCTCCCATTGGTCAGCACTATCTTCAGACATACGTTTAATCAATTTAGCGGTAAGATCAATGGTACTCCAACGCGTCATCACGATTACGATTGAGCCTCCCGGCTGTAATCTTTGTCGAGGTCCAGAAGAATACCACTCCCAAGCGCTTTCCAATGCTGCAGGTGACATGGCATCTTGTTCAGAATGTGGGTCATCAATAATCAAAAGGTCGGCACCACGCCCAGTAATAGCTCCACCTACACCTGCCGCAAAGTATTCGCCACCTTTGTTGGTTTCCCATCGCCCAGCTGATTTAGAATCGGCAGATAAACCGAAATCATCAAATAATTGTTTATATTCGTTCTGATCCATAAGGTTCCTAACTTTTCTACCGAATCTCACAGATAATTCGGCAGTGTGCGTGGTCTGCATGATCTTGGTATTTGGTTTGAGTCCCATAAACCAAGAAGGAAAATAGACTGAAGCGAACTCAGATTTGGTGTGTCTGGGTGGCATATTGACAATTAATCTTTTAATTTTGCCTTTCGCAACATCTTCTAGCTTTTGCGCGAATAATCGGTGGTGCTCCCCTTCGATAAACTCAGGCCAGACGTGTTTTATGTAGCCCAAAAAGGAGTCTCTTGATTCTGCTTTAGCATCCATAACTTTCAGACGATCTTGAATCATTAAGATTTCTTTTATCGTCTCGTCATTTAAGTGATCTAATTTCATTTTCAATATTCTATCTTAGATTTGATAGGG